TCCAGATACGGCAGGTCAGCGTCTTGGATAGACAGCAAACCCCCCTCGGCAGACAGAACCACTGGATGCGGTAAAGTCTTAATCAAGCTGGTCTTGCCAGCCCCTGCCTGCCCGTAGACAAGCAGCTTGACACCGTTGGCTGCAAGGCCGCCGGTACGTTTCAACGAAATAGCCATTTGGCTCTCCTAGTTTGCGCTTCCGTCTGTAACTCAGTTCGAAGCGTGGCTAGATCATAGCATAGTTCTGTGCTACAGTGTCAACAACTTTATGACGAAAGATGATAAATAAATGGCAGACCTCTCAAATATCCTCGGTGGTCCTTGGTCGCCGCCCTCTCAAAAGCACGTTGATGCGCCTGACATACAACTCAAGGACGCTATGTTGGCCGCAGGGTTAAAGCCACCGGACACCATCCACCTAGACGGCAAGTTGCACCGTTTTAACAGTGGCACCAAGGGCGAAAAAGGTCACGACAAGCCGGGTTGGTATGTGGTCTTCTCCGATGGCGTACCGGCAGGGCGCTTTGGCTGCTGGCGCTCGGGGTTTGAGTCAAGTTGGAAAGCAGACATTGGCCGCAGTCTGACGCCCGTAGAGGAAATGGCGCAGTCCCGGCGCTTGGCGGAGGCTAAGACCCAGCGTGATGCCGAGGTGAAAAAGGCGCGGGAGGTAGCCGCTAATACCGTTGATCTGATCTGGTCGCAGGCCGGGGCAGCAAGCGCAGAGCATCCCTATTTGCAACGCAAAGGCATCAAGACGCATGGCGCACGGATTACAGGCGACGGCAGGCTGATGGTTCCGCTGTACAACCCAGACGGCGAGTTGTCGTCCATCCAGTACATTGACCATCAAGGTGGCAAGCTGTATCACCCTGGTGGACAGACCGGCTCAATGTACTGGCTAGTTGGCAGCATGGATGACGCTACAACACTTTACATTGCCGAGGGCTTTGCTACTGCCGCCACCATAGCGGAGGTGACAGGCCAGCCCTGCGCGGTGGCTTACAGCGCCAGCAACTTGGTGCCGGTGACGGGAATTTTGAAGGAAGGCCACCCGACGCTAGACATTTGCATCGTGGCTGACCATGACGCTAGTGGAGTTGGGCAACGCTACGCCGAACAGGCCAGCGCAAAGTATGGGGTACGCATGACAACACCGCCAGTGCCGGGTGACGCAAACGATTACGTCCAAGCGGGGCATGATTTGGCTCTGTTGCTCAAGCCGCCTGCACCAGTGATGGACTACCTTATCCATGCCGACGGATTTTCAGCGCAGCCTGCACCAATCTCATGGCTTGTTAAGCACTGGATACAGGATAAGGCCTTGGTAATGGTGCATGGCCCCAGCGGTGGCGGCAAGACGTTTGTTACCTTAGATTGGATGCTGCACATTGCATCAGGCAAAGCCACTTGGTTTGGTCACAAGGTCAGACCCGGCAACATGGTGTATTTGGCTGGTGAAGGCCATCACGGCCTGCGCTCACGGATTGCAGCCTGGAAGCATCACAACAGCGTCAGCAACCTCAATATGTGGGTCAGCAAGTCGGGCGTAGACCTTAACACTGCCGAGGGTTATCTGAAGGTGGTGGAGGCCATACGGGCGCTTAAGATCAAGCCCGATGTGATTACGGTAGACACCCTGCACCGCTTCATGGCCGGTGATGAGAACTCAGCCCAAGACGCCAAGACCATGCTGGACGCCTGCGCTGCACTCATGCAAGAGTTTGGCTGCACGGTAATTCTGGTTCACCACACAGGCGTTTCAGAGGAAGCCCAGCACCGAGCGCGAGGCTCATCCGCATGGCGTGGAGCCTTGGACATTGAGATCAGCGTCATACCCGCTAAGGGCGACAAGTCTATTGAGATTGTGCAGCGCAAGAGCAAAGACGCCGAGATGGCCGCGCCGGTCTATGTTGACTTGGAGTCGGTGGCAATACCCGGTTGGCTGGATGAAGATGGCGAGGCCGTCACCAGTGCGGTGGTGGTTAAGGGTGAAGTGCCTGAGTCCAAGCAAAAGGATAAGTCACTCGGGTTTGCCGATTTTGAGAAAGCTTGGTGGTCATCAGGCGCGGAGGAGCGAGGCGGCGCACCTTACCTCACCAAGTCAGTGATGCGCGATTGGGCTGTTGCCAATGGCATATCAAACTTTCCTGGCGCAAAGGCAGATGGTTCACGCCGAAATCTGATTGATGGCAAGAACGCCCGATACATCATCAATCTGCTAGACGCCAAGCTGATTGAAGTCCATGAGAACGGCTGGATTGTGATTGACCCCGGTATAGCATCTGGAATGATGTTGAAGAAGTGACAGTTCTGTGCTAAACTTCTTGACATGAACAGACTAACCCAACTCAAAGCCAAGTTGAGGGCTGCACAAGCCGAACTTGCAATCCGCACCCGGACGCACAACAGTGCGAGTCGGGCTTACAACAAAGTTACGGCACACATTGCCGAATTGGAAGCCAAAATCAATGCTTACGAAAAAAAGGTGTGACGAGTTATTTGAATACCGACACGGTTTTCTTTATAGAAAACAAAAAACACGCGGCGCTTTAATTGGCGCAATTGCTGGCAATCAACGTAAAAATGGATATTTTCATGTTCGCGTTGACGGTCAAAGACAGTTGTGGCACAGAATTATTTTTGTTATGCATTTTGGCTGGAAACCTGAAACTGTTGACCACATTGATGGAGACCCAAGCAACAACAAAATAGAAAATTTGCGAGCCGCGACTAGATCACAAAATCAACACAATCGTCGTCAAAACAAAAATTGTTCTTCTGGCATCAAAGGCATTTCTTTTGTTTCTGATGGTTTGTGGTGTGCAAGATTAAATGTGCAAAAACAAACTGTGTTTAAGCAATTTTTTGATGATTTTGAACTGGCTCAATTTGCTGTTGAAGAAGCAAGAAGAAAGTATCACGGCAATTTTGCCAAACACGCTTAAGGAAAAATGCAATGGCTTTATCTTGGAGAAAGTTTCAAAGCAACCTGCCCAACTACAGTGAGGCCGACTTGTTGGCTTTGCTGGACGAGGAACGATTGAAGCACCGCAGAGTGTCCATGCTAGAGCGTATTCACCAACGCTACTGCACCTTACGCGCCAGCCGAGAACGGATGGAGATACTAAAAGAAGGAAAACGACCATGACGATAACGCAACAGTTTAAGAGGATGACCCGCCGACTGACCCCTGTTGAGATGGCAGCTACTGAACTTGCAGAGGCTGAACTGCACCGCCTGGAAGCCCACAGTGCGGTGGAGTACGCCACCAGTGTTGTGTCGTATGAAGACGCTAGGATTAAGCGCCTGCGTAAGTTCTTGGCAGATGCAGAGAAGACGGCATGACTGCTATCCCATCAAAGTATTTTGGCATTGGGCCGTACCGGGCTGAACAAATAGGGCCAGTTTGGTGGGCTGTGATGAATCGGCACGGCATCAACTGTTTGAATTTTCTGGAGAAGCCTGGTGCCGTTGTGACGACTGAGCCACACGCCAAACGGATAGCAGATGAGTGGAACGCCAGAACAGAACCATTCCCCGAGCGCATTGAAATCTATGTTGCGCCAGTGACCATTCCGATGGCCGACGCCGAGATGGCAGCTTACGTGTTAAGCCGCCGGTATAACTGGGAGACTAAACAATGGTCATGAACACCTGGCCCTTCCCCACTGAATTACCACCAGCCGTGCCAATGGGCAAGCTGCCTTTCAACCCGGCAAACCATGAGGACGCACCATTATGAGTGGCGGACACTTCAATTACAAGCAGCACACGTTGCTGGACATGGCAGATGACATTGGTAGCGAGATACTGACCAACGACAGCACCGAGAAGAATGAGTGGGGGGACAACATCGGAAACCGTTACAGCCCTGAAACCATAGAAGAGTTTGAAAGGGCAATGGTCATACTCAAGATGGGCTATGTTTACGCACAGCGTATTGACTGGCTGCTGTCTGGTGATGACGGCGAGGATAGCTTTCACATACGTTTACAGGCACAACTGAAGGAATTGACATGACACAACCAGAAGCACTTACCCCATCGGATTTGCTAGTCCTTGATGAACTCAGTTCAACGGGCACGACTGCCGCCGCCGCCGAACTACGCCGACTCCATGAGGCGAATCAGGAGCTATTGGTGCAGCGTGATGAGCTGATTGAAATCAATCGTGAACTGCTGGCGGCGTTGACGGGCTTGACCTCTGCTACCCGTGCTGCTATAGCTAAAGGAGAATTGAAATGAAAGACGATGAAGTAGAAGACTTATTCGCATGGGGCTGGGGTGACACTGCCGTTGCTATCGCGGTCGTGTGTGTGATCTTGGTGATTGGCTTTGTTGTGGGGTATGTAATATGAAACTACCTGAACTAGGGCGCTACACCACCGAACAAATGTTGGCATGGGGCAAAGCCTGCGCCGAGGCAGAACGTGAGGAATGCGCGAAGTTGTGCGAAACGCCAATAGACGAAATACAGATTACAGACGATTGCGCGGAAACCGTTTATATGGGCGCAACTGAATGCGCCGACGCCATCAGAGCAAGGGGAAACACATGACAGGATTTGATTCAAAGCGCCAGATGGCGCAGGCCAAGGTGCGGGATGAGATGCAAGCGTTTATCGCAAAGCAGCGCCAAACAGAACGGGAGAGGTTAAACGATGACGACGACACGCAGGTCTATGCCGACACGCTGCTGATTGTGTACCAGCGCGGGTTTGCAGATGGCAAGGCGGCAGCACAGCGCAAGCCGTTGACGGATGAAATGAAAACTCGATGCCCATACACAGCGGTGTCTGAGCGCGGGGCGTTTTATGACGGCTGGCTAAGTGCCGAAGCCGCCCACGGCATCAAGGAGAAACCATGATCACAGTGAAAGATTTAATGACCAGTCCGGCGCAGTCATCGCCAGACGGCAAGCACTGGGAGCCTGCACTGCCGCACCCCGGTTGGCCTTTTTGGAAAACTCGGCTTAAAGACGCTTTGGCTGTCTGGCAGGGTAAAGCAATTGCAGTCCGTCAAACAACTAAAGCCGACATCAAGGAGCAATCATGACTGACTTAAGACAAGCCGCGCAGGCCAAGATGAACGATGACGATGCACAAGGCTACATCGCAGACTACGAAGCGGCTCTGAAGATTGCATACGAGATCGGTTTTGAAAACGGCAAGAAAGCACAGCCAGAGCAGCAAGCCGAGCCGTTTTCTGCTGTTTCAATCCACGCTACACAGACGGCGTGGAAAATGGGCTACGAAGCTGCAAAAGCGGAGATGCAGCCAGAGCAGGAGCCGTGCATAGGAAAAGACCCGCGATGCCCCTGCCAAGATGGTGATGCGTGTCATTACAAAGACTGCGTGGGTACGAAGGCATTGCCAGTAGCACAGCCAGAGCAGGAGCCTGTGGCGTGGGTTGAGCAAAGAGCAATTGATTGGCTTTCCAGCGACAAGCGAGGCCCAACTGCATACGTCAAAACCGCGCTCTCCAAGCGTAAAGATGGTCTGGCAATTACTCCCGTTTACACCACCCCACCCGCAGCAGAGCGCACATGGGTAGGGCTGACGGATGAGGATTGGGACAAGGTTGGGGATATGCCCGACACGTTTGACCAAGGCGTAGCGTGGGCAGCGGCAAGATTGAAAGAAAAAAATGGTTACTGAAGACGATGAGTTTAGGCGCATCGAGCGCGAGATCAAATGGCGAAAAGAGAAAGCTGACGCCGAACTGATGGTGGTCTACTCATTGCGGCTGACTAAGAGCCAGCGGGTCAAGTTGTTGCAGTTGGGTGGGCCGCAGTGGATAAGGAATCAAATTGAACGATCTGCCTAACTTTGCAGCCTGGGAGCGTCAGACACTGGACAGGTTCGCCCTGGACGCCTACCTACGACTACAGGCCCAGCAGGAGGCGCTTGAGCAGCTAAGGGGTGACCTCAAGGATGCAATGAGCCTGCTACGCAAACAAACGTGTGCTGCTGCGGTCAATGATTAGCGCCTGACGCCGGGGCTTGTCGCTGATGCTGATGTGCGTCCAGGCGTCATACTCGCGGATGATCTGGTCATAGGGCAAGTGCAGCAGCGCCCTCACAACGGCGTCAGGAGCCATCCCAGGCACTCGGAAGTCAGCAGCTAGTCCTAGTCTATGCTGACTGCTGTCTTTGGAGCCTACAGCGTCATTCACGGCCTTGGAGCGAAAGGCGCTGTTGATCATTATTGGTTTGCCACCCAATGTGGATTTGATTGTCTCCAGAAACTCAGCCAACCGTTGAAGATTGGCCAACTCCTGCGCGTTTGGCGTGTTGTCCAGCAGCCGGTGGTCAGTGTGCGTCAGTTCCTCAAGTGTGAAATGCGGTGTCATTTTTTGCTCAACAAATCAGTCTTAGCCTGCGACCCAGCAGAGGAACCAAAGTAGTAGGCAA